AGATGACGGGACTTGAACCCGTACGCCTATAAAGCACAGGCTCCTTAAACCTGCCCTGGAAATATGTCACTTTCATTAAAGATATAAAGCCAAACATACAGGCTCTTTATGTAATTAACGTACAAATCAATTTATATACTATTATTGACTATACGATGAATATTATTCAATTATTTTATAAAATCATCAATGTATTTTCCAAAAATTAACCATCTAACAAAATTTGAAGTATCCAGACATTGACACTTTGCTAACTTTTCAATAATCTCTTTTTCATCTTCCGTAACCCTAATATATAATCTCTGATCCCGTAATGATTGATATTCTTTTTTAGGTTCTCTACCTAATAACTTTAGAATAATTTCTCTTAAAGTCATTTTGACCACTCCCCCACTCTTCCAAAAATGATTTAAAACCCCTAAAGGCTATATTTGTGTAACCAGTGTGAGTACGGTGGGCGTACAAGCTCCCCTACTCATTCTCTTTAATAGTATTAATTGTATCCAAAGGTAACACACCCTTAAGTATGTCCTTAACAATTGCTGCTGGACTACTTAACTTTATTAATTTCCCATAAAGTTCTAAATCATCTTTTTTATTTTTGCTAAATTCTAAAACTACTCTTAATCTCTCCATTGTATACACTCCCTTTTAATTGCTATGTTAAATTATATGTACCATGTATACGAAGTATTACTTATTTAATGTCAAAAAAATAAAGGAGTAAAATTAATTACTCCTTGCATTATAAACCCTATTTATATGTAGAGTTTACTATCTTGGCTACTATAATGTCATTAAATACACCAACAGATTGATAATTCAAATTAAGCTTATTGGCAATTTCTTTATGTGATTTACATTCAAAATACTTCAATATAATAAATGCTTTTTCTGTATTATCCAATATCTTTAATAAGTTAATAACTTGATTTATTTTAACTTCATATTGCTCTATGTTATATTCTAAGTCTTTTATTTTTTTCTGATTAGTAATATCATTAGACAATTGTATCTCTTCTAAATCTAACTTAAACAAATTAAATTTCACTTTATTAAATTTATAATTTGATAATTCTTCTTTTATAATTCTCTTATAATCATTCATTATATAACTCCAGTTCCATGATTTATTTCAGGCACATAGGACCATCTATAGCCTTTATAGGTTTTAATTCTTCCATTACAACATTGTCTTATACTATCCTCAATAAATTCCTTGTGATTATCATTACATTCTTTTGCAGAGCTCCATTTGTTTATGAACTTTCCATTAATGTCAAATTGATATACAGGATTGCTTCCCTTTATTTTAGATGGTTTTGCTCTTAACCTTTCAACAGTATCAATATTTAATATTTCTAAGTGACCATACATTAATTCTGATAATTCTTTTAACGCATTTCTTTTATGACTTACTATATATTCAATGGATACATTCATTCTTATTGCTATATCTTTAAGAGTCATTTTTTCAAAATAACTACAAACGATTATTTCTTGTCCTATGGGTGATAATACTTCTATAGATAACTTAATTATTTCAATAGTGCTTTGATACTTTATGATCTGATAATTAAGCATATCTATTTTATCTTTGAATTTTTCTTCTTGTCCTTTATACAATAATAATTCTCTTTTAAACTGCTTGAGATTTACAATTATTGCATTAAAGTTTTTTAAATCTTCTTTAGTCATTTTTACAAAATCAATTTTATCCACCTATAACACCCCGCTAAAATATTTATCCACTATACTCATAGCATTTATTGCCGAATCTTGATTATATTTTGAACTTTCCATTATATTCTGAAGCTTATTACCGAAATATTCTTTTTTCTTTTCTACACCCCATGAACTAATCCTTAATTTTCTCAAGGCCTTATGTTCATCTGCTGATACCTTACTACTATTTGAATTGAAAATATCTGCAATATCTTTATATGTGCATTCTTTATTATCATTCCATCCGTATCTAAGCATTAATACTTCTCTTTCATAGAGACTATTATAATTCCTCATAGCCTGTTCTAAATCTCCTCTTAATTGCTGCCTATATATTTTATCTTCAACATTCTCAAATGAATAATCTATACCTTCTATAGTGTCCATTAGTTCAATATTATCATCCATTCCAGTAGGGGTATTAAGACTTATTTCATCATTAGTATTCTTATCACGTATAAAATTACTTATTTTTTGATATATCCTGTAAACTGCATAAGTAGAGAACGAAGCTCTTTTGTCATTATCAAAATCATACTTATTAATGGCTTCAATAAGTCCTATTGTTCCCTCTTGTTGTAAGTCTTCAATATCTATTGAACTTGTATTCTTTGTATAGAACTTATTTACAATACTGAATACAAGACCTTTATTTTCCTCTATAAGAGTTTCTAAAACTTTATTCTTACCTGCTCTATATAATTTAATTAATTCCTCATTTGACATAATTACCACCCCTAGAAAATCATTATCTTTTCTTTTTATCCTTATAAAATTGAAGCTCTCTTGCTAAACTCTCAATATCAGAATTGTTATTATTATTAAAATTCTCTATTGTTAAGTTAAGATCATTACTACTATTATCATTAGATACATTGCCACCATAACTATTAGTAGTAGTTGCCATTGCAAGTTGTCCCATTTTGTATTGTTCTGCCATAACAGCACTTTTCAGTTTATTACCTAATGTTCCAACCTTTTCAGAAATAACTTTATTTATATAATCAAGTGATTGCATATGATTAAGAATACCAGCACCTTTAGAAACATAAGCAACTGGGTTATTATTTGTAGATAATTCAAAACCTTTTTCATCAACTGTATAGGCTCCTGCAATCCTATTATAAGTTGTGCCAGTTTCATATCCATCAATACTTATTCCATTTCTAAAAGAAGTCATTTCTGCAACTGCACTTGCCATATCTTGCTTTTTACTATTAAGACCATTTATAAGACTATCTGCAAGAGACTGTCCTGCATCTTGCCATAAAGGATTATAGGCTTGCAATAACTGTACAAGTTCATCATTACTTCTGGTTAAAATCATATATCGAGCCTGAGCATTAATACTATCTGTTTCTAACAACTTATTATAATAATCTTCTGCTGCTTTCTTTTGATTTTCATAATTTTCTTTAATTGCTTCATAATCTGCCTTAAGATTATCCTTTTTCTTTTTAGCTTTTTCTTCTAATTCATCCTGTTGTTCCTTTAAAGCAGCTTTTTCATCTTCTCTATCCCATTCCTTTTTCTTCTGCTCTAATGCTGCTTTAGAATTTTTTATTTTTAATTCTAAAGCTTTTTTATCAGCTTCAGATGCTGTGTTATTTAATTTTGCCTGTAGAATAGCAATATTATTATTAGATTCTTGAATTTCTTGTAATCTGCTTTCAGCTTCTTTTTCTTCATCCAATGCATCAATTTTCTTTTGAATTGAAGATTTTTTCCTATCTGTCTGTTTATCAATAAGATCACAAGCTTTATTATATGCTTTTTCAGCTTTATCCATTTCAGATTCAATAGAGCTTATAGCAGCATCCTTTTGTTGGTTTAACTGTTCTTTTATAGCTGTAGTTAACGCTTTAGATAAATCCTCTAGTCTTGAATATTTTTCTTTTGCTATTTCTAACTCTTTCTTAGTAGCTTCTTTTCTTTCGTTAATTTCATTCTGTGCTGCTTCTTTGTAATAATCATATTCCTTCTGAATTAACTTTTGTTTCTTCTGTAAAGCTTTCTGCTGTTCTTGTAAACTTTTCTTTGTATTTTTATCTTCTGTATCACTAATCTGATCACTTAGTTCCTCTAATTGATATTTAACATCTTCAAGTCTTGTTTTTGCATCATAGTACCACTTATTATCATCTAAAGTAAGACCCTTTGCCCAGTCAACTCTTGATTGAGCATTATTTAATTCATTCGTAAGACTACCCAATACTCCTGTTACAGACTTAAATCTATTTACCATATCTTCAGCAGATTGTTCATTTAATATATTTCCAAATTGGTTTGTAAGTTGTGTACATATATTAGTAGCAGTATTTATTAAATTATCAGATTCCTGTTCCATACCAACTTCAATACCTTTTATAAGCATTACTCCGACTTCATCACGCATCAAATGAGATGGTGAATGTATTCCAAAGAAATTTTTAACTTTATCTGTTAAGCTTTTACATGCTTCAATTGCAGTGCCAACCAAACCAGTTACCCCATTCAAGATACCACTGCCAATACCAGCAATTATATTTCCCCCTATAGAAACAAATTGTCCTAGCATACTACCAAACGCACTAACTAATGCACCAATAACACTAGGTACAGCTGAAATTAGTTGCCCTACAGCAGATAGCATTCCATTTACCAATGCAACATTAATTTGAACCCCTGCTGCTAAAATTTGAGGTAAATTATTTATTATACCAGTTACAATAGCCATTATTATTTGTGGTAAATAGCTTATTAAAGTTGGTAAAGCTTCTGTTAAACCTTGTATTAAGCTTATTACAACCTGTACACCATTTTGTGCTATTTGTGGCATATTAGAAACAAAAAAGTTAATCATGCTATCTATTATCTGTGGTAACATTGCAATTAAGTTTGGAATAGCATCTACAATTCCATTTACTAACTGAATAATAATATCAAAACCAATAGTTAAAAAGTTGTTAGAATAACTTGAAAAATAATTTAAAATACCATCTATGATTTGTGGAAGGGCATCTATAATTATTGGTATTGAATTTACTATTCCTGTTGCTAAATTATCTAATAAATCAAAACCCGCATTTAATATAAGTGGTGCATTATCAACCAGCCCTTGAACTAATTGAATTATACACTCTGCCGCTAGTGGTATAAGTTCTGGTAATTGTTGTCCTATGCCTTCTACTAAATAACCTATAGCTTGTAAGCCAGCATCTAAAAGCATAGGTAACATTTGTAATATTCCATCTAGCAATGTTGCAATTACTTCTGTAGCACAAATAGCAATAGACGGTATATTCTCTTGTAATCCTCCAATTAAAGTTGTAACTACTTCTACAGCTAATCCAGTAAGTGTAGGTAATGATTCAAGAACAGCACTTCCTAAAGCAGATACAATTCCTGTAGCAGAATCCAATATACTAGGCAAAGAATTTTGTATTATTTCAGGTATTTTATCAATAACTATAGGCAACAATGCATCAATTAATTGTCCTACTCCATTTAATGCTATACCTATACGAGGCATAAGATTTTCACCTAATGCACTTAAACTTTCAACTAAGTTATTTACTAGTGTATCAAAATCTGCATTATCATCTGCCATACCAGTAAGCATATTATTCCATGCCGCCTTAGTCATATTTAAGCTACCTTCAATAGTAGACATAGCTTCTTTTGTTGTAGTACCTGTTATTCCCATCTGCTCCTGAATAGTATGTATTGCAGAAATAATATCACTAAAATTACTAATATCATAATGAACTCCACTTATCTTTTCTGCATCAGAAAGAAGTCTTTCCATTTCTGTCTTAGTTCCTCCGTAGCCGAGTTTCAAGTTGTCCAACATAGTATAATTTTGTTTTGCAAACCCTTGATAAGCATTTTGAATACTTTCCATAGATGTACCCATTTTATTGGCATTATCACTCATGTCAACCACTGCCATATTACCTATATCAGCTGCTTTTTTAGTGTCTCCACCTAACCCTTGCAATAAGCTTGCAGAAAAACCTGTAATAGTACTCATATAATCGTTAGCACTTAGTCCAGCTGTCTTATAAGCAACATTAGCATATTGCATTACAGTATCACTGCTATCTTTAAATAGTGTTTCAACTCCACCTGTAAGTTGTTCATATTGTGCATACTGTTCAACACTAGCTTTAGTTAAAGCAACAACTGCACCTGTAGCAGCAGTAATTCCCACTGCCATACCTGCTGCTGCTTTTGTAGCAACTCCTAAAGCATTTCCCGCCATGTTTCCCAATTTCCCAAGAGATCCTATCCCCTTTTCTGCACCACTACTATCTATTTTAGTATCAATAATAATGCTTCCATCAGCCATATTAACCCTCCTTTCTATAAAAAACAGCTTAAAAATCTAATAAGATTAACAAGCTGTTTGCATATTTTTATTTCTTATTCAATTTAACCTTAGCTACTTTCAATACTTCATTTTTCTGCTTCATAGCATACTCAACTACATCTTTAAAAGCCTTTTCACAAATTCTATAGTTTGTCTTATTTCCAAATATCTTTTTATCAGTACCTTCTCCCCATACATCATTAAAGAAATCAAAAATTAATGTACATTGAATTCTTATAATTTCCGCAAGACCTTTACCAGTGAAATCTTGTGATTTTTCTTTTTCCTGCAAATCATTAGTAGCTTTTTCAAATTTCTCTGCTACATCAGCATCCATTAAGTCTAAATCTTCTATTTCTACATTATTAATCTTCAATTATATTTCCTTCTTTCTAGGGAATTCAATTAAAATTCCTTTATTATCTTTTAATATTTTTTCAACTTCTTTATTAAACTGCAATGCTACAGAATAACTTATATACTGGTCTATATATCCTCTAAATATCTTTTTATCTGCTCCTGGACCTAAAACATTATTAAGCACTATGCATAATGCTGCTTCTCTTCTAATCTGTTTATCAAACTCCGATAATTCCTCTTTTTCAAGCTGATCTACATAATAATTAAATGATAGAATACTTATTTGAGTATTATTTCTAGTTTCAATATTTGATAAGTCAAGTTCAAATTCAATCCCATTAATTCTCACCATTAATTCTCACCATTAATTCACACCTGTAGCAGTTTCTATTTGTTGTGCTACAGCATCTCCACTATGAATATTATTAAATATAGGTTCTTCTTGTGGTATTCCAATAGCAGTACCTATTTGTCTATTTAAAAATGCATCTATATCAGCAACAATATCATTGCTAGCATATTCTTTCTCTAGGCCATCAATATCATAACCAAGTTTCTGTGCTGTAAGTAAAATTTCTTCATATGATGAATTTTTATATTTTATTGGATCCCCACCAACTGCAACAACTATATCTGTATTTATATATTCCTTAATTGCTTCCATCATTTTTTCAGTAACAGCAATTTCATTATTATTTGATTTTTCTACACAATAATCACTTAAATTATGCTTATTTTTACTATTTAAAATGTTACCTAACATAGATAATGTAGCATAATCATTTACTTCTACTAACGGAGCAACAATTTCCTTGAATTGATCATCTTTAACTTCATAATTACTTAATTCCAGTAATTTTAATATATTAGATATTGTTAATTGATGCTTTTCACTTCTACATTGCATTTCGTGTTCTTTTCTTATTTTTGCAATATCTTTATCAGCAAAGGTACTAATAGTTTTTGCTCGTGTACTTCTTTCAGATATCCTACTTCCAATAAGTTCTGTCATCTTCTGTGTTGCAACTTCTGGCTTATAAGTATCTTTTATATGTCTAAACTCCTTATTTAATTTTTTTATAATTCCTGCATCAAGTCTTAATAAATCTGTAATATCACGGTTTAATATTGCCATTCTATTTTCATTCCTTTCAAAAAATATTAATAAAAAAGACCACGAGTCAATAAATTACTAACCGCAAAATTACGTTTAGTAAAATATTTTCCCGTGGCCATTAAAAGCCTTCCCACTATATAAGTGAGGGTACTTAAATATTCGTTTTTCTTAATTATATTATAACATACAACTAGTTTAAAATATAGTATTCATGCAACTTTCAAGCCTTTTTGTATAAAAAAATTTTTTTGGTAACCGTAACGCATCTGAGCAATTTTAATTTAGAAGGTACCCCTATTTTTTAAAACACAAAATATTTTTATGGCACGCGTTGACAGGCACAGGAGCTTTTTGAATTTAGAACCCTGCCTACTGCTTGGATTATTTCCCACATAAGAATCTAATAATCAGACTTAACTCTTCGTAAAATCTTTGTTTTCTGAATAGTTTAAAAAGTAAAGAATGGCTTAAACACTTGGATTATAACATTTCAATACTTTTAAAGGTCAGACATTTAATAAAAAGTTGTAGTTATCTAGGTAAAAGTTAAGTAATACTATTCAAATTATACTGAGTTATTTCCCAATAACCAATACTATTTTCATTGTGAGCGAAAGCATAATATCACACTCCTTTTATCGTGTATCTATAGATATATATCACGCTTACCACAATGCTACTATTAGAGTCATAGAGCTTTTCATCGTGTTTACAAAGTACCTTTTAACCAGTTGATTTTTTAAAATAATGTAACCATTTGTACACGTCACCCTGTCATATTACCATATTGAATAACACTAGTATTAGTAGTAATAATAAGGCATTAAGCTAATTATATACTGTCAATACATGCTATTCACATGCTCACATTAACAGTAGACATATTAGACAACTTTACGCCTAAATATTATATGTTACTCTATAGTAACAAAGCAAGGTAACATCATAAAAGCCAGTAATATCAATGGTTTATAAAGTGCATTGTTACCCTGTTACTCTGTTACCTTTATTTTTCCTATGTGGATATATATATAGTATGTAAATACATACCCTTTTACATTACTATTTTATTTATTTTTTATTTATATAATATAAGGTAACAAGGTAACAAAGTAAGATATAAACATAGTAATATCAATACTTTTAAGTGTGTTACCTTACATTTAATATAGGGTAACAAATGGGTTACAAGGGTAACATTTTATTAAATAAAAAAACCTCACCATATAGGCAAGGTATAAACAAGCGACGAATTTCGTCGGTATTAAATTATTTATATGTTCGTACGAAATCCGTACTGACATTATTTATTCATTCTTTTAAATTATAAAGTCTTTAGCTGCTATTAAATTAATTGCAACATCTTTTATGATCTTATCTGCTAATTTATAATAGTTTTCTTCTGTTATTGAATAAACCTTATCTTTATATTTAATCTCAATACCTCCAAAAAATTCACCACTATTTATACATACTTTTTCGCCTTGAATAATATCATATTCAGGCTCTTCAGTAATCATTATTTCTTTTACATCAATATCTGATAATTTTGCAATTTGTTTAATTGAATCTAAAATATTTATTTTTTTAGTATAATTACTAAATTTCTTTCTTTCTTCTTCTGGATATACTAAATCCCAATAACTACAGTTAAGAGCTTCAGCAATTTTATCTAAAGTTTCTTTTTTGGGATTCCTTGAACCAGTTTCATAGTATTTAATAGATGATTCTGAAAGAGAACATATTTCAGCTAATTGTTTTTGTGTCATCTCTAAATTTACTCTACGTTTTTTAATATTATCACTTATAGACATTTCAACACCTCCAATTACAATAATATCATCAACAGACACATTTGTAATCATTTTTTTTAAAAAAGTTTACAAAAAGTCATTGACACAGACACAAAAGTAACTATAATAGAATTATAAAGTTACAAAAGTAAACTTAAAGGAGGTATATAATGACATATTCAAAATTAAAAATTCAAAGAATTAAAAAAGGTTGGTCACAAGGACAATTATCAAAAGAAACTAATATATGCAGAGCTACAATATCACAGATTGAAAATGGAAAAATTGATAGTGTTCAATTTGGTACGTTAAAAAAGATAGCTGCTGCATTAAATTGTAGCATGAATGAACTTTTTTTATCTGAATAAAAAACAATCTTATCTATAAATTCTAATTGACAACGCCAGTAATTACATAAATAGGTGCAATGCCTATAGGATAAAGATTTTGTAAAAGCCAAAATTGGATTTTATAAGTATTGGATAAGGAGGAATACATAATGAAAAATGAATTAAACCGTGCAGAAAAATACTTATTATACATATTCAATCAATTAAACAAAGAAATAGACAAAAAAGAAGCAGTAGAAAATCAAAATAAATAGTATTGGAGTGCAAGGAATGGAACAAATAAGAATTGAGATTTTAAATGAATTAAAGTATATACATAGTCCTAGAGTATTAAAATTAATTCTTTCTACAGTTAGAGCATACAAAAAGAAACTTGAAAATCAAAATAAATAATATTAAGGGAGTATTAAATTATGAAAAAAAATAATCAATTGGAAGATATGGCAAAAACAATATTAAACTCAACATTTAAGTTTTCTCAAGAAAAAGTTGAACTTTCAGAGATAAGTAAATTATTAACTGAATGGGAAAGTAAATGTGAAGAAAACATAAGTATTAAACAATATTCTTACTGTATTTGTGTGATAGAAATCATACGCAATATTGCTAACGGAGAGTTGGAAATACCTGTAGACGATAGATTGCAACTAATAGAATTAATTACAGAGCATCTTAATGGTAATGTTCGTCTTAATAGTGAAAATATTATTAAAATTGACTTTACCAATAAAACTATTATGTAGGTGGTGTTATTAATGGATATTAAAGAATTAAAAGAGCAGTTATTACAAGGGACATTCTACTACTATATTGATACATTACTCATTCATGCAAAAGTAAAGAATATATGTAGCGTGGGAAAAGATAGTATTCATATTGGTTTTGAAGGTGGAGCAGTTACAGTTGGTATTGATAATATTAAGCCAATAAAAAGACCTGGCAATATTCTTGAAAAATTTAACTGGTGCTATGTTTTAAGATCTTATGACAATAAATGTATTGGATACATTGGAGAAATTGAAAATTAAAAGTAAAGGGCATAGGAAAACCTACACCCAAAAAGAGTTATTATATAAACTCTTAAACCTAAGCAATTTAAGAATATATTATAACTTCTAAAAAATCAATGGTTGATTTGGATGGGAAAATTATTCACAACAGGAGGATATATGATGTTAGATGAAATAATAATAAATAAATTAAGAGAAATACAAAAAGCTGGACTTGATGAAAAAACAAATAAGCTTGCGATAGCCAATAAAAATATAAATGAATTTGCTGAAAATTTAAATGATAAAGAGAAATCTATGAAATTAGATGCTCTTATTGGTGAATTATATTCAGCACTTGCAGATATGTATTTTACTATAGGATTTAAGGACGGCTTAAAACTTGGTACTGAAATAAAAAGTATAACGTCTAAAAAATAGTTTTTACTGGAGGAATTTATATGGAAGATTTTTATGATATTAAAAAAGCACTAAAGGAAATAATGGAAAATACTAAAGATGAAACCATTAAGGATAAGCTTTTAGAAGTAATAAAATGTATTGAGAACATAGAGGAAACAATAAAAGACAGTTTAACTTCAATTGATGAATATGCGGACCCTAGCGAAATTAATTCTAATATATATTCATTATTGGAGACTTTAGGATTGTATTAGTTTTTAGTTCAGTAAGGAGAAAATATGGTAAAAGTTAAGATAAGTTATGAGAATGAAACAGAAAAAGATAATATTATTTCTGCTATTTCAGCAAAAAATGACATAAAAAAAATAAGTAAGCCTTGTAAGGGGGATAAATTTAACAAGGTTTACTTAGAAATTAAATAATTTATTAGGTGGTAATTTAAAATGAGAAAATTGAATATTTAGGAGGTGTATTGATTACGAACGATGTCGGTATACAACCTCCAGTACATTTGTAAATCGGAGGAAATATGAAAAATATTGAAGATATAGATTTAAAAGCATTAATAGAGAAAGAAACACATGATAAATTTAATCGCGGTAATATGATAAGTTGCCCATGGCATAAAGATAAGACACCTTCATTATCTGTAAAAAAGTATTCTGATAAAGAAAGATATTGTTGCTATTCATGCGGCAAAAAAGGTGATGCAATTCAATTTTTAAGAGATATTAAAAATATGTCATATGTTGAATCATGCAAGTACTTAGATTTAGAACTTAATGAGGAATATAAAATAAAGCTATCTTTACTGGATAAGATAGAGAATGTAATAAAAAGTAGTGATTTAAAAGATGATAAAGGAAATACATTAAAATATATATGCACATATACATTTGTAGATCAGTACAACAAGGCAATATATTATAAGTCAAAGTTTAAAGATGTTAATGGTAAAAGTACTGAGAGATATTTTAGTATTAATGAGGATACAGGACAAGTTGAGTTTAAAAGAAATCATATAGAAGTACCGTATAACTATTACAAGCTATTAGAAGGGCTTAAATGTGGTAAACGTATATTTCTTACAGAAGGAGAAAAGGACTGCGAAACTATTTGTCATATGGGGTATATAGCTGCTTCATTTAAAGGCGTTACTGATTTTAATTATGAGCTTTTTAAAGATGCAATAGTTTATATAACTCCTGATACTGGTTTGCCAGGTGAAAAGTATAAAGATGATTTATTTTATAAACTTAAAGATCATGTAAAAGAATTTAATGTTATTTATCCAAATGGATGGAGTGATTATCCTGACAATTTTGATATTACAGATTACTTTAATAGTGGCAAAACATTAGATGATTATAAATTAGCCATTAAAGATAAGTGGGATTACATAAAAAATAAAGATTTTAAATATGTTACTAAGAATGGAACCCCCAAAAAGATATGGGAGAACTTTAAACGCATATGTGAGCTGAATAAAATTACAATTAAATATAATGAGTTATCAAAAAAACTGGAGTTTACAGGAAGTATATTTAATTTGATAAATAATGATGCAGCGTGTACAGAAGACTTATATTCATTGTGCGTAAAATCTAATTTTAATGTAAGTAAAAAGGACTTAAAAGATTTTATTTTCAGGGTATCTCAGGACAATTCATATAATCCAGCTAAAAACTATTTCATTAATTGTTATGAGAGCTGGAACCATAAACAAGGTTATATAAAGAAATTGGCAGCTTCAATAATAACACCTGATGATTATGATGATAATTTTAAGGAATTACTATTAAGAAAATGGCTTATAGGTACTGCCAATATATCATTTAATGATGGTACTCAAAATATGAATGGTATTTTAGTTATACAAGGTAGACAAGGTATTGGGAAAACACGTTGGATAAAAACATTATTGCCAGATTTAAAGTGGATTGATACAGATAAATATATTAATCCTAAAAAGGTTGATGATATAGTAGATGTAACATCTGCGTTAATAGTCGAATTAGGTGAGTTATGTACAAGCTTAAAAAAAGAGACTAATGATGCATTAAAGATGTTCTTTACAAGAACTAAAGACCGCTACAGGAGACCGTATGGAGTTAATTCAGAGGAATATCCTAGAGTTACATCATTTTATGCAACCGTTAATAATGAAGAGTTCTTAGAGGATTCTACTGGTAATCGTCGTTATTGGTGTATTAGAGTTGAATCTATGAATGTAGATCATAAGATTGATATTAATCAATTGTGGGGCGAAGTAATGCATCTATTAAAAGATGATAAAGAACCTCATTGGTTAAGTTCAGAGGAAGAAAAACAATTATATTCAGTAAATGAAGGATTTGAAAATAAAAGTGGTACGGAAATAAAGATATTTGATAGTTTGAATTGGTCGGCTCCAATAGAAAATTGGATTTATAAACCATTATCACAATTATGTGAAGAACTTAATATAAAAATGAATGTAGATACAAGAACAGCTCTAAAAAAACTTGGAGCAATTCCACCTAAAGATAATAATCCATTTAGAATCAAAGGTTATGAAGGTTCTAAAAAATGGTGGAGAGTTCCTCCAATAAATTTTACAATTAAAGAAGATAACTCAATAGATTTAGAAAAAGAAGACAACTCTTATAATCAGCAAAGATTGATATAAAAAATAATGCTCATACAGGCCACATAACGAGTAAAATGTATAATTTATAAATGTTATTATGTAAAGTATGTACAAGCCTTAAACTCAAAATAAAAAGAGTATCAATAAATTAATATTGATACTCTTTCTTTGTAACGAAAAATATTCAAGATGCAGATTTAATATATTTTAATTATACTACTTAACCCCTATAATTTAAATGTTTAATGGTAATTTACAACTTAAATTTACTTTTCTTACTACTCTGCTGAATGGTTTCTAAAGGATTATATTTATCAAAATCATTCTGCAGGTCATTATTAAATATCTTAACATAATTTCTAACCATGTCTAAATTCTTATGATTAAGTATTTTTTGTAGTTTCAATATATCACCATGATTAAGTATCCATTGTTTAGCAAATGTATGTCTCCATCTATGTATGCCAGTTTTTAAGACTCCCCTGGAATTATTATATTTTGTCATGCTGCTATTAATAGAACTTCTTTCTAATTTTTCACCGTAAATAGTACAAAAAGCATAGTCATTATTTTTTCCGTTTCTGATTAACAAATATTCATTTAAAAAAACCTTTAACGATTTTGTTATTGGTAATATTAAAGGCTTCCTGGTCTTAGTGGTCCTTAATTGTATCAAATCATTATCTAGGTCAATATCAGATATTTTTAAATTAATTACGTTGCTGCATCTCATACCTGTAGCATAAAGTAAATTGCATATTATCCAATCTCTATATTCTGAGAACTTGCATCTTTTTCTATCAGGCTTTTTTAATAATATCTTAACTTCCTGTAACGTATAAGTTTCAACTATAGGCTCATCATATTTTATTAAAGCTATGTGGAATTGCTCCATATATCCCATTTTCATAAAATAATAAAGAATAGTTTTTAGTGATCTTAAATAACTATTAATAGTTATATCCCTTATTTCAAGCTTAGTTTTACATCCTATAACAAAATTATTGACTGTCTCTTGAGTAATATCTTCTATAGGAGTCTTAGGATCTATAAACTTATATATAGTTTTAATTCTACCATCATATGACTTGATTGTTGTTTCTCTTAAATTCCTCACTTTACAATTAATAACAAATTCATCATAACCTTTATCGAATGTAATTTCCTTGGTATTAATTTCTATTCTATTTGTCAAAATATCACTCCCAATATATCAAAAAAAGTATACAAATTTCTTTATATGTTAATAAAAAAACCTGTATACTTTATCTTAATGAATCGGGAGATAAACCCCTAAATTGGTGCAGATGACGGGACTTGAACCCG